TTCTGGTACGTATCCGAGAAGCTAACGAAGATCGCACTAGAGTAAGATTTCGCCCTGTTCGCAATGCTTGCCTCAGATAACGTGCCCCGTTCTATCTTCCGTGCGAACTTTTCCAAATAGCTGTTTTGCCATGCTATCTTTGCCCCGACTCGTCCCCAGTCGGAGAGAGTCATTAAGTCTCGTCCGCCTCGTCCGACTGAAGCGGCCACGATATGCGCGGATCTAAGCAGATCGGCCATTGATATCTCATAGTCAGCGAGAGTAATTGCATCTCGTGATAAGTCTGCGGCATATCTGGCTGCATCAAGTTCCACGCGAGCGAGGAGCTTGTCGATTTCCGCACGAACCTCTCGCCGTGCGATCCTTCGCTCTCCGGCGAATTGTTTGGCTTTGATGTCGTAGTCATAGGGCATTACACAAAGCGTTTGAGTGCATCCATTACAGTTAGGTCTGGAACAATTTGATTAGAATATTTGCCCACAGTTGCATGTGCCGCTACTCGCACAGCACACCAATAAACCAATTTCCGAGGCATTAACCATGCCAACTTCATCCATATCCGTTCCATCATCGTTTTATCTCCTTTGCCTTCTCCACGGCATTTATTTCATCAGCTATTTCGTCAAACTCTCGATTATCAAGGGCATTATGAACTACTAAATGATTGTCGTAATCAATCCTAGGCTGACATTCACACTCTTTACCGTCCGTATTGTGTTCGATCAAGTCATTATTTGGATGGACATGATACCAATCACTCACTCGCATTTGCCTCCATCATATTGTAGAGCTTCACGCTCACCTTCTTAGCCAGCTTCTTTGCTGCCTCGATCTCGTCCCTAGTTGGCGGCTGGTGCAGCAGCACCTTTCGCCTGCGTCGGCTGCGCTTGATTCGGTTTACCATTTGTCACCTTCTGAATATCACCGGGGCTGCTGTTCGGGTTGAGTGGCGCAGGAGGATTTAACGTTTCATCGGTCAATTCGCCCTTGATACGAACAATCTCATCTTCAGCAGTCACATCAGGCGGCAGCTTGCCCGTCTTCTCAAGCACCCACAGGAAGGACTCAAGCGATAGTTGCCCAAGATCAACAAGGGAACTCAGTGCAGCCAATTCCTGTGCGGATACGACCATCTCAGCCCACGTTGCACCAAGCTCTATGCTTCCACCCTCGTCTTTACCAAGGTATAAAGCAGTGAAATCCAGTGCTAATTCTAACGCATCCTTTAACTGAGTGGCCCTGACCTGTAAAGTTGACGTTTCCTGTATCGAATCAAGCAGTTTTTCAGTAGCGGTTACATCGGCATTGGCCCTGCGATCAGAGGCCAGCATAGCCAAGCCCAAGAGGGCCATATCGGCCTTGATGTCCTCCAGACAAACCCTTGTTTTCTCAATGGAATTACCAGCAGGCTCGGCAAAGCCCATCTTTCCTTGTTCCGACAATCTCCACCAATTAGAACCACCGATGGACTTAGGAGCTTCACCGTCCATCCCCGCCGTCCACAACATCGGCACACAGGTCTTGTGGATGATGGACTTGTAATCAGAGTAGGTTTGGTAGTGCTCGATGTTCTTGTAGGCAAGGTCTAGCAAAGGCGGTTTGTCGCATAAGTCCCCAACGATAGCGAAAGGGATCTGCTCTTGCTTCTCGAATGTGCCTTCGCTGGTTCGTTCGTATTCCTTTGCCTGGTTGCTGGTAGTATTCGGGTTGGCCTTCTCCGTCCACAGTTCCCACACAGGTTTACGTGCGTCATTAAGCATCAACACCCGATACTGTGTCTTTTCGGCCCGTTTGAACTGCCCAACCGCCTCAGTGATACATTCTTTCAGCACCACCAAAGACAATTCTTTCTTCTGCGAGATAGGGTTGATCGTGTAATCCCAGTTAGTAATGTCACAAGCCTTGTACTCAACCCAGTAAGGACGGATGCCAAGAGCCAATTCCTGTCCGCGATCTGTGGCTTTAGCAACAGGAGCATCGACCAAAATACCCGAACAGCCATCGAACGAATCGGAGAATAAGTTCCGGGCAAAGATGTTGAAATGGTTGCCTTGATTGTCGATGTTCTCAATTAGCCCGTCAGTCGTGTCGGTACCTGCTATCTCATCAGGCACATCATCGCCAAAGGTAATATCCTTTTGAAATACTAAGCCTACAAGCGTGTCTCTGGTCTTGAGCGTGACGTTCAGCAGCGTTGCCGTGTCTTTGCGATATTGCCAATCCTCAGCCAGTTCAGCCGGGAACTGAGGCAAGTATGCCTTGCCCTTCTCGCGCAGTTCTTCCGTTCCACCACAGACATCCCTGAATATCTGCCGCTGTGTCTCGGCTTCGGTGTACTCGGGATGAGTTATTGTAACTTGATCGTCGTTTGCCATTAGTATCTAAATACCCCTACTTCAAACCTTGGTGCTCGACTGGCCTCCTCTGCATATCTCATCGCATCCATGCCGTGATCTACCTGATTCTTTGCCGGTTCCTCAACCCAGATTCCCTGTATCTGATTCTTTTGGTAGTTGTGGATCTCTTTAACCAGGTTTTTAGAGTTAGTTGCTATTTGGATCGTGTATTTACGAACCTCGTTGATGCCTGATAGAACTGAGCCAGCAAACTTCTCACATGCACGTATCCAGTAGCCAGCATCATGCAAGGTCTTTATCATCTCGGGTCTGGCAGAATCGGCGATGATAAGCCTGTCCTTTCTAACTTTGAGGTTGTCGAATCTCTGAACTAATGCCGGACCGTCCAAACCTGATTCGTACAAGACTTCCTTCGTTATCAGCTTTCTTTTTGGGGAAGCGTCTTTGATGTGCTGTGCGACGAGAGCGGTAGGATCACTGAAACCGAAGTCGAGTCCGTAATGGTGTATGTCGTCATTGCCACTTTCGTCTCTGGGGAACTCCACTCCGGTTTCTGATTCGGGATATATAAGACCCTCGACCACTTGACCCCAAAGGCCCAGCCCGTAGACTCGATAATAGTTTGGATTTGTGTCTTTCGTGCTTTCGATGAACTTTGCATAATTCGGGTCTTTGGATAGTAATTGCTCGTTGTCTCTGTAAGTTGAGTGAAAGAACTCATGACCTGCTGGTTTAGTCTCGTGGATCTCCGCATTAAGCCAGTGGTGTTCGTCAATAGGGTTGTAACTAAGCGTGATCTGCACCTTATCGAACCCGCGGAGCCTCAGTCTGAGTTGGTCTAGTTCGCTCTGTTGGGCTAACTCAGTGGCTTCCTCGATCCAGATCCGATCCACACCTGAGATAGACTTAACCTTCTCCACGTCATCCAAGCCGATGAACAGAAACGTCACGCCCGTTATCTTATTGGTGATCTGCAGCGGACTTTTCAGGATGTCAAAACAGTCTTCTAGCTTCCATTGGTAAATGATGGTCTTTAGCTCGGAATATATTGAATCCTTGATGGTGTTGAATACCTTACGAACGCAAAGGGTTTTCCTGTCTCTCCGTTCGGCCCTAAATGACTTAACCACTTCTTTCTGACCGGCAAACCTTGACTTGCCTGAACCAGCCGATCCCCACAGATGAAGAAACTCAGCATCATTCTTGAACAGCGGGATATAGGCACGGTTGTACAGTGCTTTGTTGCTGAAATCGAATGTCTTGATCTGTGCCGTTGCTGTCATGTGTTAAACACTCCAAAGTGTTTTCCCGTGTTTTCTGGCACTTTGTTAAACACCATCAGGCTCAATTACCCGTGATGTTACGTCCAAAGAGCCGCTTAATTCGTGCTTTTCTGCGGGTTTGCCGAACTTATAGGCCAATAATAGCTGTCTGGATGCATGACGCACCGCAAACTCGCTGTGATTGCAGTCCTGGGCCAACTTAGCAATAACCGCTTTCTGCTGAAGCGGAGGCCAAGCTTCATCAATAAGCTCCGCAAGTCCAAGGATCTCAGCCTTTGTCTTTCTGCCCGCTCCGGGCCTTGCTCCTCCATTCTTTTTTCTACCATCAGCCATTTCGATAAAAATTGAAGATTCGATTTACTTCCCAAACACTATGCCTATCATCCCTGCGAAAAAACTAAGCCTTCCCAACTCTCCTATCTCTGCCCACTTTAGCGAGAATCCGCATGACCAATAGCACACCGCACCTAAAATACAGATGATCTGTGCTTCGGTCATTTCAACAGGTAGGCGAGCAGCCCCACGCAAAACATTGCAAAACCGATCTTGCCCACAGCATCGAGTATCTTCTGCGTCAATCCCTCGTGGCTGTAGCTAAACTGCAAATTAGAAATAGAATTACGCCAATGACGAATACCCAAAATGATATATCTTTCATTTCCTTATCCTTTTGTTAAAACTATAACCACCGCTACTATCGTTCCAATGATCCCGGCTATTGTGCCGAGAATCCCGAACATCGCAATAATGCTCGACCTTTGTGCGGTCCGGCTTCCCTGCGATCCTTGTTGTCCTGATACGAAATTAGTAATAGGGTCGAGCTTTGTATCGATCTTTGCATTCAATGATTTAAACCGCTCCTCTATTTCATTTCGTGACATTGTTCCTGTTACCAGATCCGAATAGGTTCTACGCCATTCATTGACCTGGTCGAAGCGTAAGGAATATGCCTGATCGCTTTTCTCAACGCGTTCCTTGATGGATGCCAGAGCGATCTTGAGGGCTTGTTCCTGTCCTTTGAATCGCTCCGTGTACCGTTTGTCCCGTTCGGTCTGGAACCTACGCTCGGCCTTACGCATGGCCTCATTATGATATACGTAGGATTCGAGGGACCATTTCATTTCAAATAACTAGCCAGCCAGGAACTTCTCGTAGTCCGCGCTGATCTTCTCGACCTCTTTGAGTGTATGCAAAGCAAATTCCGCCCAGTGCTTTTCGAGGGCATTGGCTTTATTCAGATCTTCACCTGTATATGTACCGGCTTCGGTGTTGGTATGTACCTGTTCCGATAATGCGAACTGTTCCTGAAAGCATTCAGGGATTGAGTCTTCGATAGGGTTTCCATTTGCGTCCAATATGTGCGGCATCTACTTTTTCTCCTGATTTGGTTTGTGTCCGTTCTTCTGATCTTCGCCGGCCGCTGCGTATATCCCGAACTTCTTGGCTTCCGCGGCGTCCGACTGTGCT